GAAAAGTTCCGTGAACGTTCACGACGCGCCACCACGGGACTCCACCGCCCCAGTCATGCATGATCCGCCCCACAACGCGCGGACCGGTACCGACCGCCTGCGCGATCATGCCATACGTTGCCGCACGCCCCGGCGGAATCTCCTCCACAACCCGCAGGACGGCTTCAACGAGTTCTTCCCTCACAGCTCAATCATCCTCTCGACCGCCCACAACACCTCGCGGGGGTCGATCGGCACCACCGCGAGATCCGCGTCCGCCATCGGCCCAGGCTCTTCTCCAAGTAGCCCGGACACCTCCGGGTTCACGACGTGCCCATCAGCACTGACAGGCTCCCCGGCGTCGCCACCGTGCCGCTCCCATCGCTCAGGCCAGCGAGCCCGCTCGGGCGGCCACGGCCTCGTCGAGAAGCGTGAGCGTCCTCCCCGTCGTTAGCCGACAGTGTGGCCTCGTCTCCCTCCCCTGGAGGCACCGACCGCAAATCGGAAGGCTCCCGGACGAACGCGTCGCCCACCTGGTACGTGACGCCGGCACAATCCAGGATGCGTAGATGCGCGCAGGGCGCTCTCCACATGCTCTCAGCGCGGCAAACCACGAAGGCACACGCATGATAGTCTCCCGCACGCAACGCATCGGCGACGGGCGAACCCTCGGGCGCGACGCCAGAGATTCCGCGCAGGACGCGGAACGTGTTCCACAGAGGCTTCTCACCCAGCTCCATCGCCTCAGCAGGCAGCCAACGCAGGCCGTCCACTTTGCCCGTGCGCGGGCCGAGGCGCGTGAAGCCTCGGACGAACCCAACGATCTCGCTGGGGAGGATCTCATCAACCTTCACGACGCGCGTGCGATGCAGCTCCACGAGCGCACGATCCCTACTGATCCACACGCGCATCAGACGAGGCTTCTGCGCGACCTTCGAGTGCAGGGCCCACACGCCGAGACGCATCCTCGCCCACGAGGCCGGGGCCAGCTCGCGCCTCGGCTGAGCCACGTCGCTAGACGCTTCCAACATCGCCAAGTAGCTGCTCTTGTCGAGCATGACCTTTCCCAGCTGACTGTCGTGAAAACGCCGCAGGAAGGAGGCCCCCTGCTCCGGGCTCCCCCAGATGCTCGCGGCCGTCGCGAGACGGTCAGCGTCGCCACTCCCCCGGGGCCGATCCAGCCACTCTCGCCAACGATCTCCGAAAGCCGCGTAGCTCTCTCGCAGGCGCTTCTCACGCTCGGCCGCAGTCTCTCTGGGGGCGACGGGTCCATGCTTCTTCTTGCGCGGCTTTCTCGCGGCCTTGACGATCACTTCAATAACCGTGATAGCAACGAAAGCGATGACCAGAATGTGGTAGGCACGATCAGCGATAGCCTGCATCTATCCGCTCCTCCCCGATCAACAAAAAGCCCCGAGTTCATGAGAACTCGGGGCATCTGCTCCTGCGACTGGATTCGAACCAGTAACCGTCCGGTTATCGGCTTGGTCACAATGTTACCTTTTTGTTTCCTTCGCGCCCGAGCTGGGATGATACCGACGATCTTCCTTCCATCGCCTAGGTTACGGCATTCTTCCGGTGGACACGCTCGCACCGTCGCGAGACAGTGAATCCCCCACCAATACTTACCCCGCAAGGGTCGCAACAGGGGGCCTGCTCATCCCCCTCCCGCGAGCGCGGGGTGCTGCGAGAGAACTAGGACACACAGATGACACCCCTCTGGGACTGGGACACGGCCGTCGCAGATTGGACTACCGCCATGCAAGCTGCTGGCCGCTCACCCCGGACTATCCGCCTCTACTCCTGCCACCTGCACAAGGTCATCCGCGAATGCCCCGATGGCCCTGCCTCCGTGACCTCGACTGACCTGCGGTACGTGCTCTCCGCGGGCTCGTGGAAGCCCGAAACGCGCAAGAGCGTGCGCGGGTCTATCACGGCGTTTTTCCGCTGGGCTCACGGAGCGGGCTTCATCCCCGTCGACCCCGCGCAGGGGCTGGCGGCCGTGCGTGTGCCCGCCGGTGTCGCTCGGCCCGTCCCTGACGACGTGCTCCACGACGCGCTTGCTCGGGCTGATGAGCGCGACCGCACGATGATTCTCCTTGGTGCTTACGCTGGGCTTCGCTGTATGGAGATCGCTCGCGTTCACTCGCGCGACTGGGACGGGCGTGGCCTGTACGTGACGGGCAAGGGCGGGAAGACCCGATATGTCCCGATCATCCGCATGGACCTGCGCCGCGCCCTCACAGCTTGTCATGGCTACCTGTTCCCCGGGCAAGACGGCGGGCACCTCTCGGCTGGGTACGTCTCGAAGCGGCTCGCTCGGGCGCTTCCTGCAGGCTGGACCGGGCACACCCTCCGACATCGCTGCGGCACCGCCATGTACGCCGGCACCCGCGACCTACTGGCCGTCGGAGCCGTCCTCGGGCATGCGAGGCCAGAGACGACCAGACGCTACGTGCGCCTGCCGGACGACGCACTCATTAGCGCCGTGAAAGCCGCCGCATAAACACGAAGACAGCCCCACACCCTCGATTTGGTGCGGGGCTGCCTTCTTGTTCTACGGATGGACGAGAGAGGGATACGAGGCCATCAGCCCCGTCGCTCCCTTCTCGAGCGCTTGTCGCGCCTGCGAGTCGTTGACAATGATGTGTGCGATCGTCGGCTTGCCCGAAGCGTTCAGGCGGTTCCACACGTCCGCGCCTGCGCTCCACTCCATCCCAATGACATCCCACTGGGAGAAGTCCGAGGTCGCGACCTCATTCGGGTAGAGCATGGCCATCACCTTGTAGCCGCGAACCTTCGCGCGCTTCGCGCCGGTCCCCTTCGCGAACACCTTCCACAAGACCCTGCGCTCAGGGTGCCCACCGAACGTCGTGTCCAAGTAGTCGAACAACTGTTCTTCGGCCGCCAGGTCGCCCGGATTGCGCTGGTCCTCCGACGACGTGGTCTTGTGGTCGATCGCGAGCACGATGTCATCCGGCACCTGATCGATAATGTCTGTCAGGCGCATGAACCCACCCGAGGCCTGGCGGAGCGTGCGCAGCGTCGACCACGGGGTGTTCCAAATCTGGTAGTCCGTGCCCGGCACCGTCCTCGACGTTTTCCAATCATGAATAGCGACGAACTCGCCCGAGGCGCACCGCCGCACGGACAACTCGAGTGCCTTAAACCCCGCGCGCAACGAGGCATTGAGGCCAGCCTGTGTGAACTCCGGAAATTCGGTGCCACCCATCCGATGACTGATGTAGAACGGGTGCCGCGACAGGAACGCCGTTACCACGTCCTCGCCCGCAGGAATCACCGGCGTTGACGGAGCCCGCCTCGATAGGCCGACATCCCCGCCTGCGCGCCGGCGCACGCGCACGACGCCAGCCCTGTCACCGCCTGCGCGCCGGCGCTCGTAAACGACGAGGTCAGGCATGCGCGATCACCTGCACCGCAAGGCCATTGCTCCCCTGCGCGTTCGGGTAGGTGACGACCATGTCCGCAGGCTGCGAGCCCGTGCGACGCGCCAACGTCACCGTCTGATAGTTGAGACCCTCCTGCGACGCGAAGGCGAGCTTTTCCCACCCCGCAGAGACAGTCACCTGCTCCGAGGACTCAACTGCACTCGTCCGCTCGAACGCGAAGCCGAGCACGACGCCCTCGCCCGCGAGCGCGGGAGCCGTGCAGGTCGTCGTCTCGGTCGGCGGGGCCTGGCGCTTCTTGACGTCGCCAGCCTTGATCGTGGAGGCTCCTCGGATAGAGGCGGCGGCCCAGCCGATCTCCGCATTCTGGCTCAGCGTCAGCGTGACGGTTGGCGCCCATGGGCCGGTTATGACGACGGCGCGCATCGTGCCGACCCAGTACGGGGCGACAATCTGGTCCCAGCCCTGCGGGACGGTCAGGTTCGCCGGCGTCCCTTGGGCCTTCTCGTTCAGGCCGATCACGATCTTGTCTCCGGCCTTGCCATCAACCTTGATCGTCACGGTCTGGCCGACGACCTGACCGGCTGCGCTGGCGACGAGCGTCGGGCCAGCTGCGGGGGCAGGCCCGGGAGTCGGGGACGGCGCAGGGGCAGCGGCAGAGACGAGGAAGTAAAGCGTGCCGTCCGGCAGGGCCTGCGCTTCGGCCTCCGTGGAGCACACGGTGATGCCGACGCGCTTGAGTGCCTCGGCGAGTTCGGCCTTGGTTGCCAGGCCCGTGAGATCACTCGTATGGGCGACGCCCGCCACGTCGGCCTTGGTCGCCAGGCCCGCCAGTTCGGCCTTGGTCGCCAGACCCGTGAGATCACTCGTGCGGGCCACGCCCGCCACATCGGCCTTGGTGGCGTATCCAGCGAGGTCGGCTCGGCTCGGCAGTTCAGCGACCTGCTGGCGTGTGGCGTAGCCGGCGAGGTCGGCGCGTGTGGCAAGTGGAGCCAGGTCGGTGCGCTTGGCGTATTCGCCGAGGTCGACCTTTCCGCCAGCGGAGGCCCTGGCGAGTTCTTCCTTCGTCGCGAGCGGCTCGATGGCCTTCGCGATCGCTTTGTCTGTGCCTTGCTTCGTGTAGATCTTTGGCTTTGCCATGGTTAGCCTCCAAAAGTGATTGTGTCCCCGTCATCAGAGACGACGCCGCTGATGGTTGCAGTGTCTCCGTCACCGGAGACCTGCACGTCTGGCGTGCCAGTCTGAGGTGCCGGGGTAGGCGTCGCCTCGCCGGAGAACACACTGGCGAGCGTGTAGGCCATGCCGGGCTTCAGCGTGACTGTCGCTTCTCGGAGTGTCCGACCGGGGACGCTGAGGCGCAGGTGCACCTGCGACGGTGCCGTGAGATCGAGGGGCAGCATGATCTGTCCGCGCGGGTTAGCTGCCCGAGAGACGGGGCCGACTGCCATCAGGGACGTGGCCTCCCCCGTCTGCGTCTTCAAGGTCGCCGTGATGTAGGCGAGGGGTTCGGGCGAGCCGTCGAGTCGCGTGACGTTCCCACTCACGATCGTTCCTCCCATTTGTCAACCTTCTCCTGTAGTCTGTCGAGGCGCTCATGCAGTCTCGCGTGGGCGTCGTGAGCGTGTTCGTCAATGGTGCGCTGTGAGGACTCGCGCGCCGTCCGCTCGTCGTGGAGCTCGGCGGCCATCTTGGAGCCACGCTCATCGATGCGTCCGACGCGCGCTTGCACGGAGCTGAGGCTCTCGCTGTGCGCGTTGAGAGTGGCCTCCATACGGGCACCCTGATCGAGGAGGCCCGTCACCTGCTTCGACAGAGCACCGATCTGGTCCGAGACAACCCAGACAGTCTCAATCGCCTTGTCGAGGTCGTCTCTGACATTCGTATCATGATTGTTCTTGATTTCCGCGTCCGCACTCTTCGCCGCATCACGGGCCTCGGACGCGGTCTCCGAGATGTGCGCAAGCCGCGCGTCGAACATACGGCCGACGTACCGCAAGCCCGCGACGACTGCCGCAGCGGCCGCACCAATGATGGCAACCACCGCCGCGACAATCGCCGTGACGACCTTCGGGTCGGCAATAATGTCAATCACGCGCGCTGTCCGACGTGCCCGTCATCTCATCGAGGGGCTGACCGCCCGGAGTCGCGGCACCCACCCAATCAAGGATGCTCGCACCGTTAATGCGGACGGCGGATAGCATCGTGTACACCGACCACGCGACGCCCAAGAACACGGACATCTGCGTGACCAGCAGACGCCACGTCGCCGGGTACGAGCCGGAGCCCCACACGGCCGCAGTCGTGACGAGAGCGACCGCGACGAGGAGCACCACACGGCGGCGGCGCGTCCACCACGGCTTGTCCAGCGCAGCCTGAACCATCGGCCACACCAAGCCGACAATGACCGTCATGATGAAGGGGTCCGACTGAAGCCCCATCAACAGCTTATCCATCTCAGTCCCCCTTCTCCGCGCCCGCGAGCGCCGCGTTGATTGCCGCGTTGGTGACGGCCCCGTAGTATTCGTCGACCTCGACGCCAACCGCGCTTTGCAGCTGGCCGACCACGCGGTCGTGCGCGGAGTCCGATTCATCGCCCCAGATACCGTCCGGGTCGGCTCCGATGACCGACTGGACGTATTCGACGCCCAGGGGGAACTGCCTGCCGCCCCACGAGCTCGCCGCCACGACCGCGTACACGCGACGCGTCGTGTCGGGACCGAGGACGTTGTCCACGTCCGCACCAACAGCACGCTGGATTCCCGTGATGTCCGTGTAACCGCCGGATGAGCCAATGGCCGCGTCGGAGTAATAGGGGCGGATAACCGCGCACACCGCATCCCAGTCGCGGGACCGGCGATAGACTCCACCGCCGTTGGACTGGGAGCCCGCAGCGCCCGAGGAAGTGTTTCCCTCGATCGTCTGCACCCACGACCCGTAATTCACTTCGACCAGGCCGACGTGGTCGGCCACGCCGTCCCCGTCCCAGTCAAAGCAAATGAGGTCGCCCGGGGCTGCGTTCGACGGGTCGACGAGCTGACCAGCTGCCCGCGCCGCAGAAATTCCGTAGGGCACGTAGGCGAAATCCCCTCCGGGGATCACCGAGTTACCGTCGTCATCGGTAAGGCACCACGAGGCAAACATGGCGCAGAACGGAACGCCGCTCTCGCCGTAGTACGCGCCGTGACGCTCGGCGTACCAGCGGCCATACACTGACCCCGGCAGGGGGTCATCCCACCGCGAGTAGCCGATCTGGCTCGCAGCCCAGGCGAGCGCCTTAGATGATGTCATGCTCATCGCGTGACCTCCTCGTAAGGGAATTCGATGGGCGTGACAACGTCGGCCGGAGTATCGGTCGCCGGAGGCATGGACTCCATCAGTTCTTCAATCGTCAGTTCCATATGTCTCTCCTCAATCGGGTAGACGAAACCCCCCGGACGGGATTGTCCGAGGGGCAAGTTCAGTTGTCGGCTGTCAGTAGCCGATCGCGGTCCAGGAGTATGCGTGACGTCCAGGTGTCGTGACCCCGGGAAGCATCGCGCGGAACCCATTCTTGCTCATCGAGTCGAGGCAGAATTGCTGCGCGTTCTTGAATGTCCACTGGGCCGAGCCGGTTCCATACAGCGGTGTGAGCGTTACAGATACACAGTCATTAGGGAAAGGCGTCTGGAAGGTAATGGAGTCGAGATAGAGATTCCCGAACTGCACCTCCGTTCCAGAGGTCGCGACCTTGCCTGCCTTGATGAGGCCATTGCGCACGCCAACGCTCAGGCCGGAGCCGACCGGCACGTCGCCGACCGCCGACAGCTCCATCTGCAAATTCGACTCACCAGCCCAGCGGCGCCCATCCCACACCCTCACGGCGTTAAGGTCGGTCCTCCACACGTAAACAGGCTGGGCCGCCGATGCCACCAGGCCAGCAGCCGCGAGCGCGGACACGTACTGCGCCGCCGCCGTTTCGGAGGCACACGCCTTGTAGGAGGGAATGGACAAGGACAAGGCCAGCAGGTCCTGTCGCTGTGCGGGGTCGGTGGGTGAAGGGACGCGGTGTCCCCGCTGGTCGAGGTAGCTCATAAGTGTCCTATCGGGAGGTGTAGGTGATTCGGATCGAGAGGCTGTCTCCGGTGGCCTGGACGCCGCCGTATGTCTGTCCGACGAGGGCGAGGCCAGTTCCCGGGGTCAGGAGCTGGGAGGCAATGCGCGTGATGTCGACGGTCAGGGAGGTTGCCCCCACCTGGACGGGGGCGCTGATCGTCGCACCCGTCGTGACTGGTCCGGTGTCCGAGTAGGTGGCTGGCGCAATCTGCGCTGACCATGCGGCTGACGTCGGATGCGGACGGAGCGTCAGCGTGGCGGCCGTGATCGTGATACGTCCGAGTGCCTCGGCTTGCCGGCCGAACGTTGCGAGGCCTGTGAGGCGGTGGCCACCGGCGGTTCCCTGCCAGGCCCCGCCGCCGCCGTGCCGTGTCCACGCTGTTCCATCCCAGGTGCCCGCCCACTGTGGAATCAGCGTTGCTTCGCGCACGCTCTTCGGCGGAGCTGCCAGCTCTTTCCACTGGGGAAGCGGGTTCTCTGGTTTGGGCGCTGGTCCGAGCGCGTGTAGCGCCCGGCCGGTGTCTGGGTCGAGCAGCACGTGCGCGGTCTCGACTCCGGTCCAGTTGACGGCCGTCGCTGAAATCTGGATCGGCGGCCCACCGTACAGACTCACGTTGAGGGCACGGCCACCCTCGATGAGGCTGACCACGCGCGCGATCGCCGTCGGTGACCTGTCGGAGCCATAACGGGGAGGCAGGTCGTCAGGCACCGTCGAAATCAGGTCCATCACGGGGCTGCTCATACGCTCACCTCCACATCGGTCTTCTGTGCGCCTCTGTAGGTGAGTGGGACCTCGTATGCCGAGACAGTTCCCCACATCGTCTTCGTGGTTGCAGCGTCCACGGGCCGCGTCACAATCTCGACGTGTGCGTCCAGTCGGATGCGCGGGTCCGGTGCGTGCTGCACGGGGACCTTGATTTTCTTCCTGACCGAGTCTGCAAGCATCGCCTCGGCTGTGCGCTTAGCCTGCTCGTAGCTCGTGATTAGCGGCGATGAGAAGAACCTTGGCACGGTGCCATATGGGCCATCGACGCGCATCGGTCCCGTCAGTTGATCGGCGATCGCCTGGAACGAGGGGGCACCCTCGTCAGAGCTTTGCTGCCCCCGTGCGACCACGCGGTTGTAGACCTTGTCTCGACTCACCGAGGCCGCCACCCCCACGACCGTGCCGTCCTCCCCATCCGAGAGGAGCAGCGCCGGCCGCGAGGTGGGCGGCGCAGTCGGCGGGGACAGATACATGATTCCTTCCCCGCCCTCGCGCACTGTCGCAGGCCAGGCTTTCGCGATCTCGTAGACCGCATCGATGCGGCTCTCGCCCCAGGACATCGACGGGCAGGGCCTATCGCCGAGGGCCGGATCGATGATCACGCCGATACGCGCACCGACCAGGCGGCGCAGCTCCGACGCGAGAGTGCCCGCCGGGTCGGGCGCCATTGGCTCCGTCAGCCTGTCTTCCTCGAGGCGCTGCATCAGGCTCTTTCCCGTCACTCGCACTGTGGACGGGCCCGGCTCCACCGAGGTAATAAGGAACCGGCCTAGCTGAACCGTCCACCAGCCTGCATCGACGAGCGACCCGACCGTCATACTCACATGGAGCACCTGCCCGTAGCAGCCGAGCGGGTGCTCTGGGTCCACGGGGTCCCAGTCTCGCCAGTCCTCCCCCTGCACAGCTCCCACACGGGGCACCGTCAGGGACAGGGTGCCCTGCACCTGCTGACCAGCGTCCCACGACACCGACCCATCTTCGACGGGCACCTCCCCCAGGTACTGCGACCCCAGCCACGACTCCACGGTGACAGACACCGAGTAGCCCGAGGTCAGCAGGTCCTCCGGAATCTGCTCGACGTCGGCCGGCATGCTCATGCGTCCTCCTGCCAGATAGTCCTGTCGAACTGATCCCACGGCCACCGACGGGCATCCATGCCACTCCACGTCAGCCGTCGCTTATCGAAGTCGTTCCACGTCGACAACGTCAGCGTTGTGTTCGGCTGCGGCAGATCGACGATCGTGCCCTTGAGCTGCCAGATGCGCTCGGCGACGTCGAGGCGCGGCGCACGCTCCATCGATACCGATGTCACCGACATGAGCGTCACTGGATCGACGTCGCACGTCCCACGCTTGCACTGCACGCAGTGGCGCGGGTTGTGGAAAAGCGCCACCGGCGTCTGAGACGCCAGAAGTGTCTTCATGGCCGCCGTGTCCTGCAGGTTCGTGCGAGCCGTGAGAGACACCGTCCCGCGCCCCATCGTTGGCGCATAGACCACCAGGGGTGTTGCGCGGCCCGGCACCTCATGCTCAGTCACCCGCGGTTTCAGTTCACGCTGGTCGGTGCCCTGCCACAGGACATTCACAGGCTTCGCGCCCGCCGTGTCAGTCATCAGCGACAGGCCACCCCATGAGCGGACCACCGGCTCCGATTCGACCGTGAGGCCCCTCGACGTCGTCAGCCTGTACCTGATCGGCGTGTTGATCGGTGCGAGCGGGTCCCCAATGATGCGCTGCAAGCCCTTGGAGGACCATACTCCCCCGCGAGGAATCCACGTGAAGCCCGTGTCCGTGACGCCCTCGACATAGCAGGCCGCCCCGGCGGGGACGCACGCCGGGGGAATCACGATCTGGACCCTGGGCGCCTGTCCACCCGTCACAATCGCGACAGGCAGCGACGACATATCGACGTCCGCCTCGACCTCCCGCGACGTCGAAACGCCGCGAGCGCCGGTCCACTGGTGCGTGAGCGCCCTCGAGGAATAGCCGATGCGGCTCGGCGGGGTGTCTCCGTCGAAGAACTCCCCCGCTGCTGCCTCGAGTGCCTCACCTGGGGTGGGGGCCGTGACGATGAGGACGTCATCGAGGTACACCCAGCCCGGCAGAGTGCCGCGCTCAGCCGCCGAGGTCGTGCGGGCCTCGAACCGAAGCTGCACGGCCGTCGCCCCAGATGGGGCGGTGAACGCCCAGACGGGGCGAACCCCATCCGCGCTGGCGGCCAACAGCGCCGGAGTCTTCTCCGTGACGCTGCGGCCGCCCACGGTCCACTCCGGGGAGACAGCAGCCGCGAGGCCAGGACTCGTGCGCACAAGCGCCGAGATCGCGACGGTCTGCCCTCCGGCGACAGTGACTGCCGTTGGCGCGGCAGCCGGACCCTGCGTGCCGGGCGGCACGTCGATGGCCAGATACTGCGGAGACTGGCGAGCGTGCCCGCCCCACGAGTCAGTATCCGAGCCGATCCTCACCGTGGCCGGAGCGATCTTCGCCCATTCCCGCAGTAGATACGCGAATGACGGATTGCGGCAAAGATTCTCACGAGCCACTACCTGCTCCTTCCAGCGAGTTGCTTACGGCGCACTAGGACGCCGGTGCTGATCGACTCCACATGCGCACGGAACGAATGGCCATCGTCCAGCACAAGGTTGACCTGCGCCCCATCGAATGACGGCACCGCGTTTGCTCCACTGGCCGCGAGCGCGCTGACGTCTGCCCACTGGCGGGCGGTGAGGATTGCTTCCCTCGTGCCCGTCTGGTTGACGGCTGCGGTGACTCCCGTGGGCAGCCATCCGCCGCGGTCGTACTTGCGAGCTCCGCCGTAGCGGCCGACGGTCGGCGAGCCCCAGATACCTGTGTGCCTGGCGCTGAGGCCGGGCTTTGGCTCCTCGATCATCTGGCCGCCACCGGCGTAGATCGCGATGTGGTGGGCAGGTGCTCCCCAGAACAGCAGGTCGCCAGGGGCTGCCTGCGTCCAGGGGACCGGGGTGGAGCCGGCCTGGTATCCGGCTGCCGTGAGGCGCGGCCACCCCAGGCCAAGCTGCTGCGCGGCCCAGTAGACCAGGCCTGAACAGTCCAGGCCTGGCGGGATGGCTGAGCCGCCCCACACGTAGGGGACCTGCATTTGGACGGCCCGCATTGCAGCGCCCACGAGTCCGGCCGACGAGGATTCCTCGGCCTTCTTCTTGAAGAATGATCCGACTCCCGCGAGGAGGGATTCGACGCCGCCTGCGCCGAGCTCGCCGATGACTCCGGGGGCGATGCCCTTCATGAGTCCTCGGACGGGCTCGGTGATGAGCTGCGCGATGGAGCCGAGCGGGTCGCGGAAGAACTCGCTCACGCCGCGTGCTGCGTCGGCGAACCATCCTGCGATACCGCCGCCGGCGAAGTGGGCGATGCCGCCTCCGGAGAAGCCGGCGGGGGCCTTGCCGGGGCTGCCACCGGGGCGGCGCTTCGAGGCTGCGTAGTTCGCGGCAATGATCCTACTCGGGCCGATCTGCCGGACGAGCTCGGGGACGAGGATTGCCTCGCCCGGGGAGAGCATCGCCGGGATCGTGTCATGTCCGGGGCTGTATCCGGGGACGATGCCGCCGCCGGCGTACTCGGCGATCCTGGGGACCGTCGGCAGGGTGAGTGAGAGGCCGATCTTCGAGGCGACCGTTTCCACCATCGACTTCAAGCCGTTGGTGTAGACCGTGTCGATGATGAAGTTCACCGGCTTTGCCGCGACGCTCTTCACCTTGTTCCACACGGACTCGATGGCTGAGCGCATGCCATCGAAGGTGGATGAGACGCCACTCGACATGGACGAGAACACGTTCGTGACGCTGTCGTAGACCCACTGGACGGCTGCGCTCGCCGTCGACTTGATGGACTCCCAGACGCCCGAGACAGTGGAGGAGATGCCATTCCAGATCGAGGAGACGACACCAGCGACTGTCGTGAACACGGTGGAGACGATGTTCCACACGGTGTTGATGTACCAGGTGACACCCGCGACGATGAGATTCCACGCGGCCGTCACTCCTGTGGAGATCGCCGTCCACACTCCCTCGAGGAATGAGACGATGCCGCCGAACACCTCTGTGGCTATTCCGGCGATCCACTGCCACGTGCTTGCGATCTGCTCGAACACGGGCTTGATGACGCTGTCGTAAGCCCAGGTGAAGGCCTGGCAGATCGCATCCCACACGGGCTTGATGACGTTGTCATAAGCCCACGTGAATACCGCTACCCATGCCTGTATGTAGAGTTTGATCGGGGTCAGGACAATGCCGACGATGATTGCGAACGCGGTCTTGAACACCGTGACGATCCCGTCCCAGACTGCCGTGATCGCCTCCCATGCTGTCTGCAGGGGCTGCACGACGTAGGTCGAGAAGAACCCCGAGACCCCGTCCCAGGTTCCTGTCCACCACGAGGAGATGGACTCCATCGTGGACGACCACGCCGAGCTGATCCAGTCAACAAAGCTGTGGAATGCCTCCGTGATCGCTGCCCACGCCTTCCGGCCTGTCTCCGTCTGCGTGAAGAAGTAGACGAGGCCTGCGACGAGCGCGGAGATCGCCGTGACGATCGCGCCGATCGGGTTCATGTTCATGACGAAGTTGAACGCGACCTGCGCGGCCTTCGCGAGGTTCGTTGCCTTAACGAACTGCAGAAGACCACCGGCCGCCTTCACGGCGTTCACGGCGCCCATGGCCGCGCTCATCCCCTTGAACGCCGCCGTGCCAGCGACGACCGCCGTGATGAGCGGAGCAACGATGTCCGTGTTCTTCCCGACCCAGTCAAACACTGCCTTTAGTGCCTCGGCGGTTCGCTGAATCACCGATGGTCCCTCACCGCCGAACGCGCTCACCATGTCCCACACGCTCTGGGCGAGCGGAGCGAACGCGGCCGCGAGATTCGTTGCCGCATCCCAGCCAGACTTCAGCATCTCCCAGGCAGCCATGCCCGCATCACGCAGGTTGAACAGGAAGTCGACGAGGCCGCTGTCCTCCTCGAGGCCGAAGATCGGCCCCGAGAAATTCCCGTTGGCGAGCACATCCCAGATTCCCTGGATCGAGGGCACGCCCACGTCCTTGATCCACGCGAACCCCGCGCCGAGTGTGTCCGACATCCAACTCATGAAGTCGGTCAGCTGCGGCTTCGCGAGGTCAATCATGTCCTTGAACCCGCCGACAATCGTCGCCTGCAAGTTGCCGGCCGCGTTCTCGATGCGAGACACATCCGACGCGGCCGCGACCGCGACGTCATCAAAGCCCAGCTGCAGAAGCGCCTGGTTGAACTCTTCCGCAGAGATTTGGCCCTCCGCCATGGCCTCACGGAAGTTGCCTGTATAGGCGCCCATATCGGACAGAGCCTGCTGAATCTTGCCGGACGCGCCCGGAATGGCGTTGGCAATTTGGTTCCAGTCCTGGGTCTGGAGCTTCCCAGCACCGTTCACCTGGACGAGTGCCAGGCCCAGGCTCTTATACGTGTCAGCCGTACCGCCCGACACCGCGTTAAGGTTGCCAGCAGCCTCCGCAAGACGGTCGAAGCCATCGACCGAGTTCGCGGCGAGCTGGCTTGTAATGCCCTGGATGTCCGCGAGGTCGTAGACCGTGCGGTCGGCGTACTCCTGTGCGGATGCGCCGAGACGCTCGATCATCGAATCATCGACGCCAGCAAACCGCAGCGTATCGGCGAATTTATTCGTCGCGTCTGAGGCTGCGATGGCCTCGGACGCGAAACCGCCGATGCCGACAGCCGCACCCAGGAGCGCGAGGGGGCCTAGCGCCGAGGTCACGAGTCCCCCGAGCGACGTCACGCCCGAGCCGACAAGACCGAGCGAGGAATCAACCTCGTGGGCTTCACGCTCGACGTTGTCGGCCTCGCGCACCCAGCCCTTCAGCGACGTCGTGAAGCGCTCCCAGTTGGACGGGGCCTTCGAGATACGCTGGTCAAGCGCCTCGGTTGCCGCCTTCGCGCTGTCGGACGCGGCCTTCTCCTTGCGCAGAGAGTCCGCGTGGTTAGCGGACGCCTGGTCGGCCTTCTTGTTCGCTGCCGCCGACGCTTCACGCGCCGAGGCCAGAGCCGACTCCGCACGAGCAACCGCCGCCGAGTCAGCAGACGAGCTGGAACGTGCTGATGCGAGTGCACGCTCGGCACGCTCCACCGCAGATGCAGCAGTCTCTTCCTCGGCGCGTGCCTTCGCGAGCGCCGAGGAAGACTTCTCCACCTTGGCGTGCGCTTCCTGCAGGGCTGCCCCAGCCTGCGCGGCCTCCTGACGAAGGCGCGCCGTTGACTTGCCCAGAGGATCGGCGATCGCGTTAACGAGGTCCTTGCCAGACTCGGAGACCTTCTCCTTGAATTTCTCCGCGTACTTCTTTCCCGCATCGCCAGCCACCTGCGGGAGCTGCGTGGCTGTCGCGTTCTCGATGCTCTTGAAGAATCCCCGCATCGAGGGAACCACATCGACATAGACAGTGCCTGCCTGATACACGCCAGCCACGCAGACCTCCTACAGGTAGATATTCAGGTTTCTTGTGGACTCCACCCCGGCATGAGAGCCGCGAGCGCCTGGTGGGCGCTGCGGTCTCGGACGCTCGTGCGCGCGTCCTCGAGTGCGATCGCGGTGAGGCTCTCGGGTCGTGGGTAGGTTTCTTTTCCTCCGAAGGCAGAGACCAGCAGGTCGAAGATGTCCTGCAGGACTCTGACCTCCGGGGTTTGTGTTCGGAGCTGTGCCTCGGTGTCGTCGTCGTCCGCGGCTTCGGCGATCGCCATCGCGGTTTCGATTGCGACCTCGGGGTCGTTGAGAATCGCTGCGACGGTTCGACTTGTTGAGGGCAGCTCGTCGATGAGCGTCAGCAGGAATCGATATCGGCGTGCGCGGAACAGGGCGTATGTGTCCCAGCCCTGTTCCGCGAGGTCCGCAACGATCTGCCTCTCGTACCGTGTTAGGCGGTCGTAGAGGCGCGCCCTTCCCCCAGGGCCCCGAGCGAGGCCTCGTAGTGATTGGATGCCTGTCGCAGGAGGAGCAGCATCTGACGCAGGCTCAGATGCTTGGTAACGAATGCGGCGTCTTCCTCCGATAGCCACTTGTTGATAACCTCCGTGGCGCGCTTGCCGCCACCGAGGTCGAGGAGGAGGTCTTCGCCGGCCTCGGGGCTCATGCCCAGGGGGTCCGGGAAGGTCACGACGTGGTTGTTTAGCCCGAAGGTGAACGGGGTGGCCGCTGCTGCGCCATCGAGGTTGTTGAGGGCCGAGAGCGTCAGGGTGGGGGTAATCTTGTCTGCCATTGGTGTTCTCCTTGTTTGGTCGGTCAGTTGTCGCGGCGCTGGGTGCTGGCGGGCGGGGCAGGCAGCGTCGGCGTGGCTTCTTCGGGCTCTTCGGGCTGGGCTTCTGTCCATCCCTGTGTGCGCAGAGTGTTCGCGTCGGCTGCGTCGTCGGTGACTCGCGTGAGTACGAGGTCGTTCCCGTCGTCCGTCTTGATCGTCTTCGTGAAGGTCAGCTGGTCCATGCTTGTCCTATCCTGTGGTGTTCTCCTGGGGGTGGTAGCGGGCAGAGGCCGGAGGGAGAACATCCCCGGCCCCCGCCCGCAGTATGTGTCAGACGCTGAAGCCCGTGATGTCACGGTGCTTGAGCATCGCCGAGCCGCCGTAGTAATTGCGGCAGGCCGTGCCTGCGGTCTCGTCGGCGAATGCCTTGAATTCGAGGTCGCCGGTGATGGGGTCCGTCGCCTTCAGGGAGATCGTCGGCATTGAGATGAGCTTGGCGCGCGTGAAGCACCAGCCCATCAGCCACTCGTCGTCGGCAGGGCCGTCGGCGGCGACGAGCAGCAGACGCTTCTCCGGGATGGAGGGGAGAAGCGGGTCATCGAAGACCACTTCTCCCGTGGTCGCGTTCGCCTTGACCTGCGAGAGGTCAATGCCGTGCGTCAGGCTCAGCATCTCCTTGCGGAACAGCTCGAAGATGTTGAGCTTGATCGTCTTGGTTGCCTTGGTCAGGTCAGAGCGGACAGGCTCTGCGTAGCCCAGGCCGTCGACGTCGTCCACGGACACGTCAGGCGTGATCTCCCCGCCGTCGGTCGTGAAGATGCCCAGCGGAGTCCAGTCCGCAGAAAGTACCTTCATCGCGCCGCTTGCGCCTGTCAGCGCGTCCGGGACAGCGGTCGTGAGCGGCGCAACGAACGCCAGGACGTTGAGAGCCTTCCTGACGTTCTTTGCCTTGTTGTGCTTCTTCTTCAGCGCTTCAATGGTCGTGGTGTCGGCCATATCGGTTTCCCTTCCAGATCAGATTGGTTAGTCGGTGGGACGTTGAATGACTTCCACGCTGAGGCCCACCACCTCAACGACGCCGTATGCGGCGCGCACCCCCAGGCGGGACGGCACAGACGCCTCATCCACCCACCCAGAAGCCCCCACCACAGGACGAACTGACAGAGCATCCACAACCTCATCCGCGAGTGCCTCCGCGCCGACGATGCCCGGCCCTGTGGGGGTCTTGGCGTACACGTCGACAACGACGGAGGTAATACGCTCGAAATCGAGGTCCTGGGATTGGGTCGCGTAGACATGCACGAGTGGTATCGGCCATGTGTCCGGGAGGCTGCCCTCCTGGATCACCCGTACTGTCTGCGCCCCCGTTGCTGAGGCGATCGCGTCTCGTAGTACCTGGACGGGGTCCGTGTACTTCATGACCGGCCTCCTCGTCGTGCGCGCTTGGACCCCGCGAGCTTGCCGAGCGTGTGATGCCCGGGGACGCGGCGCCCGTCTCTGGCGAAGTGCCCGAACTCAACAGGCACGGCGTGTGGGGCATCGTTGACGACGCGGCCGACAGCTCTGCGAGATGCTCCGTTTCGGCGTGTCTTCACAGTTGCCGTGACAGCCTCGACCCTGTACGCGTCGGTGAGTACGCGGTCCCTTTTCGGGGCCGCTGCTGCCGCCGCCGCACGCAGCGATTCGGCTTCGCTGACCATTGCTTCACTGATCGACGCGGACTGTAGAAGTGCCTCGATCGAGGCCGAGCTGACCACGAACTTGACTGCCACGTGTCACCTCCGTGAGATCACGACAGACGTGCCGCGCGGCCACGGCGAGGATGGCTCCTCGACCCTCCACGTCCCGCCGAGAGGGTGCTCGGCCGGCACCCGGATGACATCCCCGACGCTCAGCGTTATTCCCCTCGGGAGGTAGAGTGTCGCGGTCTCGTCGGCCCGCTCAGAGGCTGCCTGATCGAGCAAGCCCGGCACAGTGAACTGTCCCGGCGCGATCAGGCACCCCCCGATGAGGCGCGGCTTCGATTCTTCGACGAGGTAGCCGTCCCCGTCACGATGGACGGTCCCTTCTACCTGAATCGGGGTTTTCCATTCCTCCATCACGTCAGGCCCCTCCCATCACCCACACGTGACCAGCGCTGCGCGGGCGATAAGCGTCCGCGAGCGCTTGGTCATCCGGTGAGAGGAGGGCCTGTCCCCCGACTGCCCAGGTGGCGTACTGGCGGGTCTGTGTGAACGGACCCGTCGTCTCGGTCATCTGGGTTGCCCCTTGTGCGGCGGCGTCGGGGATGAGGAGGATACGTCTGACACTGTCCGCGAGTTGGAGTCGTACCGCTGCGGGGACCTCGGTGAAGCCTGCCGCGTAGGTGACGACCACGAACTCGTTCGCGGGCAATGCGACTTGGATGAAGCCGTGCCTGACGTGGTACGGGATCGGCTGCCCGTCGTCTGTCGTGACAGCCTCGACGGAGACGAGCGGCGCCCGCGTGGGGACGACGCGCCCGCCCGCGTCGACCTTCAGCCGGTGCGTGTACGTCTCGACCGTGAACGTCTGGCGTGCGCGCTGTCGGAAGGCCTCGGCGAGCTTGTCAGCGATGAACGTTGCCCGCGCCGACTCCGAGTCTGTGAGGGGGCGGCCGAGCGCGGCCGCGATGTCCTCGACAGTTACCAGCGGAACAGGCATCGTCCCTCCTACTTCTTGGACTTCTTCGAAGTCTCCTCAGCAGTGTCGCCTTCGTCGGCCGGCATGTCTTCACTCGAAGGCGAGGCCTCGATGGGCAGCGCGTCCTCATCGGAGGTGGTCTCCTCGAGGATGCCTGCCGTGATCATTGCCGTGGCGACCTCGTCCGCGAGCTCGAACTCGATCCCGTTTTCTCCTCTGACCTGCATCACGCCGCCTTGAAGACCTGGATCGCCTTCGGGCGCAGGACTGCGCCGCCGTAGACGTGAAGGCCGCGAACGCGATCCGCGAAGGTCTGCTCCGCGCGCATCGACTCGGTCTTCTCGACCTGGGACACGTAGGCCACGGAAGGCTTGTGGAAGGCGACGGCCATCGGCTTCGTGTTATCGAGCCAGGGGCTCGTGACCACGTCGAAGCCCAGGAGACGACCGATTGTCGCCTCGCGGAGGCCGTCCGTCATGTTCGACTTGTCGAAGCTGGTGAGCTTCGAACCGTCAGAGAGGAGGAACTCCTCGAAGGCGGCGTTGATGAGGAGGACGCGGTCCATGGCGGGGACCTTCTCGGCCGAGAGCTTGCCGCGCAGCTTCAGGATCGCGCCGTATGCGGTCTCCCAGTTCGTCGGGTTCGCGATGCCCGTGACCGCCGTGCCCTTGGAGGTCAGCATCGCGGTCAGGAAGGTCTCCGCGTCTTCAACGAGCGCGGCCGCCGCCGACTTGGTGTAGGCGTCGAGAGACTGGTTCGCCTGCGCGGCGTCGATGTCATCGACCAGGAAGTCGAAGCTCTTCTCCTGGTCAATGGTGATCTCGATGCCCGTGGACTCCACGGCATCGGGGACGGTCGTGCGCGGCACCTTAGCGCCACCAGTCCCAGTGACTGCGCCGGTCTTGTAGTCCTTCACCTTCACATCGACGATGCCGGGGATGTGAATCTTCGAGCCCGCGGTGAATGCCTTCTCGTAGTCACGGTTGGCCATCCCGACGAGCACCGTGTCACGGCGGAAGTTCTCGAGGATGCTTGCCGACCACAGTTCCGGAATGAAATGCGTGAGAGTCATTGTGTGTCCTTTCTTGGCTCGCTTATGCGATGCCCATGATGTTGTTCAGCTGCCCGTCCTGACGGGCCTTGATGATCTCTGCGGGAGACATCTTCTTGAGGTCTTCCCTGGTGAGCTGTCTGGCAGCCCTGATCTCGTCACCACGAACTCCCGCGTCCGTCGCGGGAGCACCCTTGGGGACCTGCGCGCCGCGCCAGGCGAGGAGGCGCTCAGCAGATGCCCTCAGCTCCTCCTCTGACGAGCCAGACAGCAGGTCCGCGTCCACGCCCGTCGCCGCCGCGACCTTAGCGCGCATCGCCTCGGCCTCCATCGCTGCAGCTCGCGCCTCAGCCTTCGCTGCCGCTTCCTGCGCCTTCTGCAGCTCGGACTTGCCCTGCTCCTGAGCCTCGTCGTATAAGCGCGCCTTTTCGGCGTTCTCCTTCATCCGAGACTCATTCTTGCGAGAGAGCTCCTTCCACTTCCGCGCCTCGGCCTCCCAGTCAACCTGCTGGGCCGTATCCTCAGCGGTGGCAGCGGGGGTTTCCTGCGCGGACGTCGCATCCCCTCCCGCCTCTGCGGACGGGGCGTCGACGAAGCGAAGGTAAGGACGGTGCTTCAGGTGGTTCTTCATGGTGATTCCTCCCATTCCGGGTACACGAAAGCCCCCACACCGTTACGGCTGGGGGCTGGTTGGGGTATCAAAAACCGACCCGGGCATTGCGCCCATGGCCGGTGAATTTGAGCTATATGAAGTGAGGACACCCCGGCTGCCCGAAGGGGCTGCCTAGTGTCCTCACCACTAGGGTACCACACTCATGGAATGTGTACAATATTTCCTGCATGATCTACGACAATCACTTGGGTAAGATGACGACCCTGCATACCCTGCCGAATATCCCCGATCGCTTCCCTATCGTCGAGTTTGCTACGGCGCAGATCGAGGACCAGGCGTTCAGCCTGTTTCCCCGCTCGCTTCATCTGCGAGTCGATGGTGTTCTTGCCTTCCCCCGTGGGTGCTTTGAATTCCCAGACCTGCTGATTCATTTCCGCGTCTGGGTTCTTCACGCCTTCTTCGCGCGAATCAACGCGGAACAGCACATCCATTCCCTCTTCCGCGAGGCGCAGCGCCGTGAGCACCTCATGCTCACTGGGCGGTTTTCTGGCCGAAACTGCCGGGATGAACACCCGTCCGTCCCCATGCCCCGGATACAGGAATTCTCCGGGAATCCCCGTCACGTCCCCACCCTCGTACTGAAGCGTCTTATGCCATTTTTCGGCAGGAACGCTCATCAGGCGCTTTAAACGATCGGAGTCGTCCGGCGGTTGTGCTGTGGTCTTCTTCGGTGGCTTGGGCGGCTTAGGCGGCTCAGACTCCCCCGCCTTGGGCTTAGGCTTGGCCTTGGGCTGTGCCCACGACAGCGTTGGCCCATACTCGCCGTGCTCGCTGACCGTCAAGAGCTTCCGATAATCCGGAGTACGCCCACCCCGGTCAGAGACACCGAGACGGTCCGCCGTGATCTGGTGGACCTGCTCGAGCAAGTCCTCGTCGATCACCTGATTGACCGCCAGGCCCGGAGGAAGCGGCTGCACGTCGCAGTCGCATCCCGGGTGAATCGGCAGCAGGTCACCACGGTAGTACCGCTGTGTAGAGGCAACGACGCACAGGGCACAGTTCTCTCGCCCCGTGAGGACACGCCGGTAGAACTGTCCCTCCTCGGGGTAGCCCCGCATCGACTGCCGAGACGCATGCACCTTCGCCAGCTGCATGTCCCCACCGATCAGCTGCGTGAGGCGCAGCCGCCCCTCAGCCGCAGCCTGCGGCAGAGGCTTGCCAGCCGCGAGCGCGGTGTACACGTCGACGGCTGGGCGACGGTAGACGAGGCGCGGGTCTACGCCGCGAGCGCCGCGTATCTCGTCCTGGTCGATGGGTGGGAGGACGACTTTCCAGCCGAGCTCGCGTGCGCACTGGGCGAGGTATGCGCGAGTCAGGTCGGCTATGCGGAGCTGGCCTGCGGTCACTCTAGGAGTGATCGCTTGGATCATGTCCTCGACGGCGCTGGTCCTGTAGTGCGGGAGTGAGTCCCAGTAGGCCTGCCCGAAGGCGGTGATCTGCTGTCGGATTGAGTGGACCTGGCTGTCATAGGCCTCAGTGAGGCTGTTGAGCGAGTCCAGGTCCGGCATCGTTACTTCTCCTCGAGTGTCGCTGACTGTGTCTCTGGGAGTCGGAGTGCGACGGGGACGGCGCCCGTGAATCGGATTCCGTCGAGGCCGACGACCTCCGACGCTGATTCAGGAGCGACGCCGGCGCGGATCGCCGTGCCGAGGGCGTCAAACCTGAGTTTCAGGTCTGCTGGGTCTCCCCCCCCCCGCTCCCGGGGGTTGCGGCCTCGTCTGTCAGCTGTGGCTGCGGCTTGTCTTGGAGCGCGAACGCCAGTGCGAGTTGCTCCTCAGCACGGCGTTGCTTGTCCTGTGCGATCTGCTCGGGGCTGTAGCCGAGGATGTTGCGTTGGATGGTTTCGAGCGCTTCGCCTGCATTGCGTGCCTGGACGGCGGCCGCGTATTTCTCCGTGAGGGACACTGCGTGGGGCGGGACGAACAGGACCTCCACGGTCTCCGTCTCGTCCAGCGTGTATCCCTCGACCGCGAGTGCCTTGACGATGAGGTATGCGAGCGCTGGCTTGAAGCGTTCGATCCTGTCGCCTGCCTTGGAGAGGAGCGCCTTCTGCGGCTGTTCAGCTCCCGCCGCCGATTGGTTTGCCGCGTCCGGGAGCATGATCGAGAGAGGCGTTGCGGTCTCTGCTGCCAATTCGCGCCAGTCGTCCTTGGTCGCGTTCAAGATTTCCGTGATCTGCGTCTGGGACGATTCCCAGATTTCCACACCCGGGGGCAGCTCCCACAGGGCTGCGGGTGAGGGTTCGAAGATCGCCTGGTAGTCGATCGCGTTCCCTGACTCGTCCTCGGCCGGCAGACCCGCCGACCCTTCAGACGACTTCAGTGCTCGCTGGCGGAAGGCCTGCATCGAGATAATGACCAAGCGCTGCAGGGTCTGCCAGTTGATTCGGTCGATCAGGTCGAGCACGTGCTCGAACTCGCCCATGCTGTGCCTGTTCTCGAGGACCACGACCGGGGGCGCTCCCTCGAAGGGCTGGACGCCGCCGAGGTCGAGTCGCCAGTCCCCGGACACACGGGAGATCAGTTGCCGCGACTTGTCGTATGCCGAGCGCGTGTAGGACATGCGTAGGCCCGGAGTCCACATCACGAGGTGGTCGAGGCCGGCCGCCTGGTCTCGCCAGACCTTCATAGCCGCGAGCGCGCGCCAGGGCTTGACCGGGTCCGATTCGACGTACATGTGTTCGGGGCGCTCGTATGTGACGCATGCTCGGCCGTCTTCGTCCTGGGTGACCAGGAGGTAGCCGTGGCCGAGGGTGGCCGCGTCCCAGATTGCGTCCGCGAAGACCACTTTGAGGCGGTTGTCGCGCCAGATGCGCGCGGCCGCCTGAGCTGCGGGGCTGTCCTCGCTGGCTCCGACCGTCACCCCGTTGGGGATGAGTCGATCCGCGAGCGCGGACACGACGAGTTTGCCGGGGTTGGTGCGCGCACGCCTCTGGAACTTCAGCCATGCCTTTGCGAGATTAGGGCCCATCTCCGGCAGGGGAGATGATCCGTTGGTGTAGGAGCGTAGGAGGTCCGTTCGTGGACGCTCCTTGTCCATCTTTGCGGTGAGGTAGGCGAGCCATTCCTCGGGCGTTTTCGTCATGAGGTGGGGCCTCCTCCCCCAGTGCGTGTTAGTAGAGCCGCCTCGGTGCGCGGCGGCTGGTTTGCTTGGCTGCGCCCTTGCCGACGGCGTCGAGTCCGGCCGTGTAGGCGAACATGGCGCCCCAGGCGGCGTCAATCTTCGAGTAGTCCTGGTCGTCCGCAGGTTTGACGAGGACGTAGCCCGATTGCCTGGGCGACTTGCGGGCGTTGAGCAGGTGAGCCGTCATTGTCGGGTCACCGTCGTAGGTAATGAGGCCCTGGTGGATCGCGGACAAGAGTTGTGCGAAGTTCTCGCAGGTCTTGGCAACGTTTCGCTGCGGGTACCTGATCGGCTCGGACGCGCTGATCTTGGCTCTCAGGCGCCGCGAGTAGCGTGCCTCCCAGCCCTTCACGTCCTGAGCCCAGCCCGCCGACGGGTCCGCATAGAAGCCCACGACATTGAATCGCTCGAAGGCCTCACGGACAGTCTGTTCCACTTCGAGGCGGGGCGGTTGCCAACCTTCGCCTGCGGGGCCGTCTGGCTGGCTCCAAATCCCGACCTTGAACAGGTGCCGCTGCGTCACCGAGTAGCCGATCAGGACCGTGGCATCGGCTATGCCGATCTTCCGACCTTCGGAGCCGTCGAAGCCGAGCGTGATCGGCTCGGTGGAGCTGATCTGCTTCGTGTGGTCTTCGATGGCTCGCAGCTCGGGCATCGTGAGCCATGCGTCCGACGCCGAGGTGATTTGGTTGAGGAAGTCCGAGCACATCCCCGCGGGGTCGTTATCCGGGTGCCAGAAGCTGTCCGCAATTCGTTCCAGGTCCACCCATCCGGGTTCGCACTCGGGCTCGTGGATCGCGCATCCCCTGGGGTCTGCTGCCGAGTCTCCGTAGGCGATGCGCAGGCCGTTGAGGAGCGAATCACGGTCGGAAATGTCGGTGTCGAGCGGGGCCTCACGGTGGTCGTAGTACAGGCCCCGAGCGGCTTCGGGCTTGACCTTGCCTGCCTGGATCAGCTCATAGAATCTCGCAGTCGTTTCCGCGACCGAGCGTTCGCCGATCGTGTAGGCATTGGGGGTCTCGATTGTGAGGCCCCCGAGCTTGTCGGCGTTCGAGCGCAACGTTTTCGCCAGCTTCGGGCCGCCGTTCGACGGTAGCCACGTCTCTGTCTGGTCCATGACCGCCATGACAGCCTTCGCTCCTTTGACGGAGGTCGCTGACGACGTTCGTTTCTCGATGCGGCCGCGACGCAGTGCCACGAAGGAGTCCATGGGGTCGAGGCCGTACTCTGATTCAGCCGGAGAGCCGCGCAGCATTTCCAGGAGCGGGTCCCAGGTGTTCGCCGTTTGATCGTCCGTCGTTGCCGTGACCTGCACGATAGGGGTCCTCCGTGTCGACCACGGCACACCGACCGGCTGGCCATCTGAGTCCCACCCGTCGCACAGCACAGGCCCCATAGCTTCAGCGCAGCAGATCGCTGCGAGAAACGGGCTTTTACCCCAACCACGCGGACGCGACAACACCGCGCGCTGCTTGACTCGACGGCCCGTCTCCGGGTCCAGCTCATACAGCCTCGCGAGGAACTCAATCTGTTCCTGCGTCGGCACGAACGGGATGTGCTCCTCACTGTCCTCGTCACGGTCTGGCATGAGTAGGAACTCCATCATCCAGTCCGCAACGTCGTAGCCGAGCGTCGGGAACTCGTCGTCCTCGTCGATCGGTTGCCAGGGCACGCTACACCGCCCTCAGCTTCTTCTGCCGTCTGCGCGCACGCGCAGAAACGGGCGCCACATCATCAATGGCGCTGTCGGCGTCGTCTTCGAGGTTATCGGCCACTGCGAACTGAATCCTCAACCTGGCGCGGTCCTCGGGTGTGGCCCCGAACTTAGCGACGCGCAGCCTCAGTTCGCCGGCAACTCGATAATCGCCCTTCCAGTACAGGGCGTGCAGGTATGCGGTGTCGAGCAGGAATGACCAGTCTGTTTCCGTGTACTCCGCGCTGAGCGGGGATTCTCCCCACATCTTCCACCAGCGGCGAGTCACCGTCGGCCACGTGAAGCGCTTCTTCCTCGGCTTGCCGTTCTCGTCGAGCACAACTTGCTCGATGACCGGCAGCGACGGCTGCTCGACCGGCTGCGCCGTGATGATGCGCAGGACTTGGGGGTCCTTATTCCGGCGAGCTCGCGAGCCCTTCGGCTTCGGCGCGGGGCCACGACCAGCCATAACCACCCCCGCCTATCCGCAGAATACCAACGAATTATCCGTTACAATAGGAGACGTGAGGACATGCGCACACTGCTCGGCTCCGCTCAGACACTGGGCGCGCGCCGACGCGCGCTTTTGCTCGACCCGATGCCGAGTCGCTCACCACCGCGCCGCACAGACGCATGCCCCGCGAGCGCTACCCGCCGAGCTCATTAACCGCCCCCGATGGGTTAATCACCTCAACAAGCGCCCTGTGTGCTCGCGCACCGGGCGTTGGGCTTCAGTTACTGACCCGAGCACGTGGAGCACTCATGCGGCCGCGAGCGCGACTGGCGCTCCCCTGGGGTTCGTCCTCGGGGACGGCATCGGCTGTATCGACCTCGACGGGTGCCTCGATGAGCATGGCATCCCCAACGAGGCCGCTCGCGTTCTTCTCGCGTACTACGAAGGCTCCTACGTTGAGGTCTCGCCGTCTGGGCGTGGGCTGCACATCTGGGGGACGGCCGCCCCTCAGCGTGGCTTCAAGCGTATGTGGCGTGGGCAGCGGATCGAGTTCTATTCGCAGGGGCGATACATCACCGTCACGGAGAATGTGTACCAGGACGGCAGCCTGGCACCCCTCTAAATTCACCTACGCCCTCACCCCGCCGCCCGGCGTTTGCGTTGCTAGTTCAACGCTTGTGGGTAGTTGTAATTTCCCCAGACCCGTACAAACAAAAACCGACAGCTCTTGACGGTGTTCTGATTAGGCGGGGAGGGGGTCCCTGGTGGGGGTCTAGTCGATGAGGCCGGGATGCTTGCGCTTGCGCGGAGCGTTTCGTGCCCGCTCTGCGGCTAATGCGGCCGCGGCTTCTCGCTGAGTCTTGCGCTTGTGATGCCATGAGCACAACCACTGCAAGTTCGTCGCTCGATGATCGTCACCAGGCTCGACATGGTCGCACTCGGCACCAGCTGCGGGGCAGCGTGTCCCGTCATGCAGGAGTGCTTCGCACCTGCCGCCTGCGCGGGCACGGACGAAGGCGCGGCGCTCATCCCAGTCAGGCGGGAGCCTCGATGCTCGATCGCTCGATGACCACGCCATGACGCTTCATCCTCTCGGAGCTCCGCTGTGTCGGCGGGTATGCGAAAGGGTTAAGGGTCAAAATGTGTGTCTGGCTCGGCGTGTCGCGGGGGTTAGATTTGGGTTAAGGGTCAAAATGTGTGTCTGGCTCGGCGTGTCGCGGGGGTTAGATTTGG